AAAATAGAAACAGCAATTCTTGGCGATATAAAAAATGGTATTGCAGGATTAATTAAAGGAACTTCTACTCTTTCTGATTTATTAAGTAATGTAGCTGATAAATTCTTAGACGTTGCTTTAAATCAAGCCTTGTTTGGTAATGCAGGGGGAAGTACTGTTACAGGTGGATTATTTAGTTTATTTGGTTTTGCAAACGGAGGTAGACCTCCTGTTGGTAAACCTTCAATCGTTGGTGAAAAAGGGCCAGAATTATTCGTACCAAGGTCATCTGGAACGATTGTGCCTAATAATAAACTTGGAGGTGGCGGTAGTACGAGTGTTGTTGTTAATGTAGACGCATCTGGAACAGATGTTCAAGGAGATGAAGCTCAAGCCAGAGAGCTTGGTACTTTGATTTCTATTGCAGTAAAAGGTGAACTTGTTAAACAACAAAGACCTGGAGGTTTATTAACGAAATAATGGCTACTTTCCCTAGTTACAACCCATCATATTCTGCTACAAAACGTAGTCAGCCACAAATGCGTATTACGCAGTTTGGTGACGGCTATCAACAACGTACATCTTTTGGATTAAATCAAGATCCAAAAGTTTGGAATCTTACATTCAACGTAGATGATGAAGATGCAGATGAAATTGAAACATTTTTAGAAGCAAGAGGAAAAGATTCTGCATCATTCACTTGGTCTCCACCTGATGAAGCTACAAGCTACCAATGGATATGTAGAAGTTTTAATAGAGAGATGTTTGAATTTCAGAGAAATAGGATTACAGCAAGTTTTGAACAAGTATTTGAACCCTGATGGCAGTACCAGTTTCCCAGCTTCAAGCAATAAATCCTACTGCAATTATTGAATTGTTTACTTTAACACTCGATTCAACATTACATGGTGCTAGTACTGTTTATAGATTTCATAATGGTGCGAACTCTAATGGAAATGGAGAAGTAGTATGGGCTGGAAATACTTATCAAAGATTTCCTATTCAATGTGAAGGATTTGAATTTACAGGGACAGGAACTTTACCAAGACCAACTATATCTATTAGTAATATTTTTGGAACGATTACTGCAATTATGCAAAATGTAAACCAAACAACAGTTGGTAATGATTTAAATGGTGCAAAATTAACAAGAATTAGAACATTAGCTAGATTTTTAGATGCTGTAAATTTTACAGGCAATACGAATCCTCACGGTACTCCCGATCCAACGGCAGAATTTCCTCAAGAGATTTACTTTCTAGATAGAAAAATTAGTGAAAACAGAGCTACTGTTCAATGGGAAGCAATATCAGCACTAGATTTAGTAAATGTAAAACTACCAAAAAGAATAGCAACTAGAGACATTTTCCCTGGTATTGGTACGTTTATTGGATGACTTGGAAAGATATCGCACTTAAACACGCAAAAGAAGATGCACCGCATGAAGCTTGTGGTTTATTAGCTGTTTATAAAGGGAAAGAAAAATATTTTCCTTGTAAAAACCTTGCAGAAGATTTAGGCGAACAATTTATTATTGATCCCGATGATTGGGTAAAAGCTGAAGATTCGGGAGAAATTATTGCTGTTTTTCATAGTCATCCACAAGTACCACCATTACCTAGCCAAGCTGATCTTGCAAGTTGTGAATATTTAGATTTACCTTTTTATATCGTGACTCCAGAAACAGAACAATGGCATTATTTTGAACCTTCTGGCTATAAAAAAGGATTAATTGGTAGACAATGGGTATGGGATATTCAAGACTGTTGGAGTTTAATTACTGATTGGTATAAAGAAACAAAAAATATTTCAATACGTCATTGGAAAAGACCAGCAAGTCCACAAGAATTTACAAAAGATCCTTATTTTGAAAAAGTATTATTAGGATCTGGTTTTATTGAATTAAATGAGGAAGAGGATACTCAAAAAGAAGATATTTTATTAATGGATACTACTGATACAGGCAAATTAGATCATGTGGCTTTATATATTGGAGATCAAACTATTCTTCATCATTGTGTGAAAAGACTTAGCTGTAGAGAAATTTACGACCAAAAGTATATACAATGGACAAAGAAGAGGTATCGCTATGCTCAGTAAAATCAAAGTTTACGGAAGATTAGCTCGTTTCTTAGGACAGAGAACTTTTGAGGCAGAAATCAAAACACCGATTGATACTTTTAAATTTTTGTTAGCAAATTTTCCTCAGTTAGAACGACATATGACGGAACAAAATTACTGTGTCAAAGTCGGTGAAGATGAGATTGACGAGACAGAATTATTTAATCCTTTAGGGCAGCAGGAAATAAAAATAATACCAGTGGCAACTGGTTCTAGAGGCTTCTTTAGAGTATTGGCAGGAGTAGCATTAATAGCTGTTGCTATTGCTGCACCAGCAGCAGGACTAGGTCTAGGAGGAGGAAGTCCTTTATTATTTGGTACTACTGGTGGAGGTGCTTTAGCAGCAGCAGCGGGAAACTTAGGTATTTATTTAACTTTATCTGGAGCAGCACAGATGCTTACTCCTGTTCCCAAACCTCCTGGAGTATCAGACGATCCACAAGCTCAAAACTTTTCATTTAGTGGAGTACAGAATACATCAAGAGCAGGAACAGCATTGCCCATAATTTATGGAGAAATATTCACTGGATCGCTAGTCGTATCGGCAGGAATTGATACAGTACAGATAGAAGGTACAGCATAATGGGACAAGCAACTGCATCATCTAGTAATCCTAACGCAATATATGATCTGTTTGGATTCCAAAACCCAAACTTACCTAAAGATGTTTTAAGTAGTAAACAATTTGCTACTATTGTTGATGTTCTTAGTGAAGGTGAAATAGAGGGTTTTCCATCAGCAGCAGGATTTACAAAAGGAACAGCAAATTACAATACAGCAGCATTAAAAGATGTTTACTTAGGAAAAACTCCAGTATTAAGAGCTAGTGCCGATCCAACTGCTACCCAACCTACAGATTTTAATTTTCAAGATGTAGGTTTTGAACCTAGATTCGGAACGTCAAATCAAACATTTATTTCTGGTATTGCCAATATTGAATCTGAAACTAATGTTGGTTCAAAAGTAGAAAACGGAGCACCAATATCAAGGCAGATAACAAACTCTAATATTAATGCTGTAAGAGTAACTATTAGATTTAATTCTCTTCAAAAGTTTGAGACCAATGGAGATGTAAATGGTGCATCTGTACAATTAACGATAAAAATTATTCAAAATAATGGAACAACTACAACTCCAATAGATGATACTGTTAAAGGAAGAACTTCTTCTGCATATAACAGAGACTATCGAATTGATCTTCCTACTGGACTTAATTTCCCAATAACAGTTCAAGTAACGAGAGTAACTGCTGATGCTACTGATCCCAATAGATTAAGAGATGAATTTTTCTTTCAGTCATTTACTGAAATTATTGATGAACAAAGACCTTATCCTGATATAGCTCATGTAGCATTAAGGTTTGATTCAGAGCAATTCTCATCTGTTCCAGGGAGAATGTATAAACTTCGTGGGGTAAAGATAAAGATACCCCATAACGGAACAGTAGAAGCAGCAACAGGAAGAATAACTTACACAGGAACATTTAATGGAACGCTTACTACAGCTAAAGTTTGGTGCTCAGATCCAGCTTGGATACTGTTTGACCTCTTAACAAACACTAGATATGGTTTAGGAGATCATATAACAGAAGCTCAATTAGATAAATATGCTTTCTATAGTGCTTCTGTTTATTGTTCAGAATTAGTAGATGACGGACTTGGAGGACAAGAGCCAAGATTTAGCTGTAATACTATCCTTCAATCAAGACAGGATGCTTATGAAGTTGTAAACTCCCTTACTTCTGTAATGAGATCTATAAGTTACTGGAACGCAGGATCTCTTACTATTTCACAGGATAGACCTACAGATCCTAGTTATTTATTTAATTTATCTAATATAAGTTCTGGTGGATTTGGGTATTCTGGTACAAGTTTAAAAACACGAGCGACAATGGTCTCTGTGTCTTACTTTGACATGGATAACCAAGAATTAGACTTTGAAACTGTAGAAGATACCTCTGCAAAAACCAAATATGGTGTTTTACATAAAAAAATTACTGGATTTGGATGTAGTTCTAGAGGTCAAGCTGCAAGATTAGGTAGATTCTTGTTATTTGAAGAGCAAAATTCCACTGAAACTATTAATTTTACTACTGGATTATCAGAGGGAGTTGTTGTAAGACCAGGCCAAGTTATCGAAGTAAGCGATCCAGTAAGAGCAGGACTTAGAAGAGGGGGAAGGATAAAAACAGCAACAACCACAACGGTAACTGTAGATGATACAGAAGATACAGATTTGGATGCTACTAATAGCCCTACACTTAGCGTTATTTTATCTGATGGTTCAGTTGAAACTAAGGATGTGAGTGGAATTTCTGGTGCTGTTATTACAGTATCTTCTGCTTTCTCCTCTGCTCCAAATGCTAATAGTGTTTGGATTTTAAGTAACACTACTTTAGAAACTACTCAATGGAGAATTGTAAGTGTAAGTGAAGATAAAGATAACTATGCGATTGTCGCAACGGCTTATAACTCAGGAAAATTTGCATTTATTGAAGATGGATCACCCTTACCTGTAAGAAACGTATCTATTCTTAATGAATTAAAAGATGCCCCTGGTAACTTAACTGCTTCACAAAAATTTTATGTAGAGGATGAGAAAGCAAAAGTAAAAATTATTTTAGATTTTGAAAGCGTTCCAGGTGTTAGTCAATATAACGTTCAATATCGCAAAGATAATGGAAACTTCACAACCGTCACTATAAATAGAACTGATTTTGAAATCTTTGATGCTAGTCAAGGTAGATATGAATTTAGAGTATTTAGTTTAAATGCAGCATTGGAAGCATCAGCAGATCCAGCTACTTTAGTTTTTGATGCGATTGGAAAAACAGCAGTTCCAGGTGATGTACAGAATTTATTCATAGAACCAATTTCAGATCAATTTGTACGACTACGTTTTGATAAATCTACAGATGTTGATGTTATCCACGGTGGAAACGTGGTTGTTCGTAGTAGTAACTTAACAAGTGGAGCAACATTTACCAACGCAGTTGACGTAATCCCTGCCCTTCCAGGATCTATCAACGAAACGATTGTTCCGAATATTGTTAATGGAACGTACCTCCTAAAGTTTCGTGATGATGGGGGAAGGTTAAGTGCTGGAGATGCCTCTGTTGTAATGATTCAGACAGAACCAGATTTACTTCCTAAACTTACAATTTTAACTGATAGAGAAGATTTAGATAATCCTCCTTTCCAAGGTTTTAAAGATGACTGCTTCTTTTCTGACGAAGTAAATGGATTGGTTCTTGGTTCGACAGCATTTTTGGATGACGTTACTGATTTTGACGCTATCGCTGATATGGATTTCTTAGGTGATGTAGATAAAACAGGAGGATCTTATGATTTTGCAAATACTTTAGACTTAGGAGGCACACAACCTTTAAATTTACGAAGACACCTTGTTTCACAAGGTTTTTATCCTAACGATTTGATTGATAAAAGAACAGGATTAATCGATATTTGGACTGATTTTGACCAAGCTACTGCATTTGATGTCAATGCTAAATTATTGGTTGCTACTACTCAAGGAGATCCTGATGCTACTGTAGCTGCTACTTATGCTCAAAGCGGAACAACTATAACCATTACAAAATCATCTCATGGTTACGCTGTCGGATCTTTTGTAGTTTTAGACTTTACGAGTGGTGCAAATAATGAACTGGATGGTTTTTATGAAATTAAGACCGTTCCAAATGCAAATACGTTTACAGTAACAGCCACAATAAGTAAAACAACGAGTGGAAACTGTACATTTAGTGCTCAATTCTCTCAATTTAATCCCTTTGTCAATGGTGTTTATGTAGCTAGAGGATTTAAATTTAAATGTGAAATGAGTACAGATGATCCTGCACAAAGTATTGAGGTGGATCAACTTGGTTATAGTGCTGAAATAAAAAGTAGAACAGAAACAAGCCTTGGCAATGCAGGAGCTACCACAGGAGGCCATATAGCATCTGGAACGTCAACAAAATCGGTTACATTTACAAAGAGTTTCTTTACAGGTCAGTCAGGAACTCTTATTCCAGCAAATTCTGTTTTGCCTTCTATAGGAATAACTATTGAAAATGCACAGCAGGGAGATTTCTTTACGCTATCATCTATTACAGGAGCGGGTTTTGATATTGATGTGAAGAATAGCAGTGGAAATAATGTTAATAGAAATTTCAAATATGCTGCAACTGGATTTGGGCGTGGTAGTTAGAGTTGAATTAAGATATACTTAGATAAAAATTGGATTAAGTAATGGCTACACATGATTATGTTATAGACAACTCTACGGGAGCTAATGTCCGAGCCGATATTAATAATGCGTTAAGTGCGATTGCTACAAATAATTCAAATTCTTCTGCTCCTACTACTACATATGCAACTCAATTTTTTGCTGATACTTCAGCATCAATAATGAAGTTGAGAAATACTGCTAACAATGCTTATGTAAATCTATTTACGTTAGCTGGAGGGCCAGCATTTACTGCTGATGGAACGATAAATTCTGTAAATATTGGTAAAGGTGCAAACTCTGTTGCAGGTAACACTGTTCTTGGAGAAAGTGCGTTAGATGCTGCTGTTACTGGTCAAAATAATACTGCTATTGGTAAAAGTTCTCTTTCGGCAAATACTTCAGGTGAAAGAAATACTGCAATTGGCATGCAAGCTCTTCTTCAGAATACAACTGGAACTAATAATACTGCTGTCGGTGCAAATAGCCTTTACACAGCTACTACTGCTACTGGTAACACAGCTTTTGGTGATGCAGCTTTATTCTCAAACACAACAGCAGATAATAATACTGCTATGGGCAGAAATGCTTTATTTGCAAACACAACTGGAGCAGAAAATACTGCAATAGGAGCTTCTTGTTTGGATTCAAATACTACTGGTGCTGATAATACTGGTGGTGGGGTATCTACATTACAGGCAAATACTACTGGTAGTGATAATACAGGTTTTGGAAGAGGTGCTTTAGCTTTTAATACGACAGCTTCTAATAATTCAGCATTTGGTAATAATGCTTTATTTGCAAACACAACTGGAGCTAAAAACACTGCTTTGGGTGCTTATGCTTTAGATGCTAATACAACAGGTGTAGACAATACAGCCATAGGTTATGAATCATTAACTAGTTGTTCTACTGGAAATGATAATACTGCGGTAGGAAAAGAATCGTTAAAAGATAATACTACTGGAATTAATAATACTGCACTAGGATTTCAAGCATTACAAAATAACACAACTGCAAATAATAACACTGCTGTTGGCTATGAAGCACTTGATGCAAACACAACTGGAGCGCAAAACACTGCTGTAGGTGCTTTAGCTTTAGATGCAAATACTACAGGAAATTACAACGTATCTTTAGGAGAGCAATCTTTAACAGCAAATACAACAGGCGAAAGAAACACTGCTTTAGGTCAAGCTACTTTAAGTGGTAATATTCCCTTCCCTATCCCT